CTCAGGGGTTTACCAGTTCCTCGCTTGCCATCATCAAAAATGCCCGAGCTGAAATTGGCTTAGCTGAAGCACAATTACGTGGCACGCAAATATCTACAGCCCGAGCCAACGCCGCCGTCTATCGTGCACAGAAAGCCCTTGTGGCTGCGCGAGGTACAGATGCTCAGGCGATGGCGGAGAAAAGACTAGCAGCAGCACAAGCCAGTGTAACCCGGAACACTACAGCGAGAGCGGCTGCACAGGCTAACTTAAATGCGGTTGCTTCCATTGGCTCGCGGGCATTAAGTGGTGTGCTCGGATTGGTTGGAGGATTTCCAGGTCTGTTGATGGGAGTTGCCGGGTTGTGGTATGCCGTTTACCAAAACCAGGAGCAGGCCCGAGCATCTGCTCAGCAATACGCGAAAACTCTGGATCAAGTGCGCGAAAAGCTTCCAACAATGACGCTACCCGAGGTGGCGGATAATCAGAAGTTAGCTGAAAAATCATTAGCGGAACAGAATAGATTAATTAGCGAGCAACAAAATAAAGTTAAATTGCTACAGCAGGAAGTTGATACTTTACATAAAGCCCGTGAAAACCCCGCATATAAAGGGTTACTTAACGAGGCTGACCTAATTGAAGGTGTGACATCCGCCACTGAAAAGCTTGGCGTTGAGCAGGCTCGCCTCAATCAAATGGAGGATGAGGCTAAGCGTATTAAAGACGCCTTGTATGAGACAGATCGCCGTCGTAAAGAATTATTGCAGCAGCAAGAAGACCAGCAAAAAAGAACCCAACACTCACTGATAATGATGAACGGGCAATACAGTCAGTTCAATACGCTGATGTCTTTAGGAAATGATTTACTCCGCCAGCGGCAGGGGTTAGGCGATGTTGTCGCTCCTTTTCGCATTGCACCAGCTGAACTTAATGATGCTCAAACTGCTGCACTCCAGCAGTCGGCAGAAGATGCGGAATTGTCCAAACTCAAAGGTAGGGCCAAGGCTAGCCGACAGGCCGAATTACGCGCGGATAAGCTAGGTTTAACCGATGATCCTAAATACAAGGATTACCGGAAAAAATATATTTCTGATGAGCTCACTAGATTTGATAATGACCAGGCTAATAAACCAGAAAAGAAAGGACCAAAAACAGACGGACAAAAAGCTGAAGACTCCTATAAGCGGATCGTGGAGCAGCAGCAACAGCAAATTGCACTTGAAGGCAAGACAACTGAGTTAGCAAAAATATCCTGGGAAACGAAAGAAGGGGAACTGAAAACCTTATCGGAATCGCAGAAAATTATTCTTGCACGTAATGCTACTGAACTGGACAGGCTTAAAGTTCAGGAGCAATTCAAATCCATGCAAAAGGAATTGCTGACGCCTGAAGAGCAATTACTTGAAAAAACTCGAGAGCGAATAAAGCTTCTCAAAGAAGCCGCGCCAGCAAGTGAAGAATATGCTGACACAATGAAGCGTATCGCCAAAGAGTCAATTGACGAAGCGCCTAAGTTTGGAGGTATTGATGCCTCTGTTGGTGGGCCAACAGGTGAGTTAGTTAAAACTGCAGAGGCCGAAAAGGAGCTTGAAAAGTGGCATAAGACGCAGCTTGAAATGCAGAAGCAGTTACTGGATGAGAAAATTGGATATGAAGAGGAATATGCAAAAAGAGTAGAGGAGATAAATAAAACACATAGGGAAAAACTAAGTGATATACAAGACTCATATAAAGTGTCTGCAATTGCTTCGTTTAGTGAAGTAGCAGGGAGTGCTACAGACATGGCCCGGCAAATATATGGGGAGAGTTCAGCGGCATATAATACCCTCTTTCTGATGCAAAAGGCGTTTGCAGTAGCAAGCATCATTATGAACGCACACATAGCGGCGGCTAAAGCGCCTGCAGAATTAACCATTCTTGGTGGTATTCCCGTAGGGACTGCTTTATTAGCTTCTGGCTACGCAAGTGCTGCCATGGTTGGGGGGATGGCTCTCGCCGGTATGGCTCACGACGGTATCGATAAAGTGCCCGAAACCGGTACCTGGTTACTTCAGAAAGGCGAGCGCGTTACCACCGCCAGTACGTCGGCGAAACTGGATGCAACGCTTGAGAAAGTAAAACAAGATCGCCAGGGAAATGCAGGTGTTCGTGATGTGAATATTGGCTACAACCTCACCGGAAAACCTGATGATGCAATGATGGTGGCAATGGATAATCACGGTAAAAGGTTGGCAAAACAGATTAAGGCTGAGATGGCAGCAGAGGTTATCACGCCACAAGGTAACTTTGGAAATGCGCTGAAAGGGTACTACGCGAGAAGTTACAAAAGTTAAAGGCCGCCGCTGCCGGCCTTAAAGCAATAGCCTATTTCTTCAGGCTTGACTCAAGTTGAGAGACGGCTCGTTTGAGGAATTCAAGCGCCCGCACCTGAATTTCTTCATTTAGAACTTCGCGTGAGTCGATGTACTCATCTATCCAAATCGTAAAGTCAGCACTGTTGACCCCTTTGTTTTCGCCCAAGTCCTCATAAATGCGAAATCCAAAATCCTTGTGATGTCCAATTTTATCGTGGTTAGTCGAAAACTCCATAAATCCTCCTTGGGTGTAATGGTGAAATTTTATTCTATATGTTTGTCAGGGGATTAGCATGACTGATGTCTACTATCCGCACGATTATCTACCCCTTCCTTTGCAGGACGGATATTCATTCCAGGCTGTTAATCCGATATTACGGACGGAAATGACATCCGGCAGAGCGCGGCAGCGCCGACGCTATTTATCCACCCCCACTAACGCACAGGTTAAATGGACGTTTGTAACCCAGCAGCAGGCGCAAACATTCGAGGCGTGGTACCGGGACGCCATAGCAGACGGCGCGGCGTGGTTCATGATGACGCTGCAAACGCCCCTTGGTGTGCAGTTTTATAAATGCCGGTTCACCGAAATCTATAACGGGCCGATCCTGATCTCCCCTAAATACTGGCAATACTCTGCGACCCTGGAATTATGGGAGCGTCCACTGGTTGCTCCGGGGTGGGGGGTGTTCCCACAATTTATAGCGGGTTCAGACATCATCGATAAAGCATTAAACCGCGAGTGGCCAGCAGCATGACAATCTTAAACAGACTTTACGCCTCCGGTGGTTCAGAAGTTATCCTGGACACCCTTCATATCCACATTGGGAATAAAGATTACTGGCTGACGCGTGGCTGGGATAACGTTACGGCAACTCTTGAGAACGGAATGGAGGCAACCTTTGAGGCATGTGGAATTGATATTGCTCTACCGGCTCGAAATGCAGACGGAACCCAGGATCTGAAATTTGCCATTAGCAATATTGACGGCATTGTTTCGACGGCAATCCGTGACGCACTGGCCAGCCTGAGCGGTGCCGTGCTGACATACCGCAACTACATTTCTTCCGATTTATCCGCTCCTTCCAGCGCACCTTTCACGTTAGCGATAAAATCCGGATATTGGACAGCGACAGAAGTTCAGATCACAGCAGGTTACATGAACGTGCTGGATACTGCCTGGCCACGCCGTCGTTACACACTCCCTGTATTCCCTGGACTGCGTTATCTCTCCTGAGGTTGATATGTTTAATCCTGATAAATACCAATCAGTCACCTGGCTGAAGGGCGGGCGCGTTTTTCCCAAAATCGACTGTTTTGGAATCGTGAATGAAATTCGTCGTGACCTTACTCTACCAGCCTGGCCAGAGTTCGACGGAGTGACAAAGGATGGGAATGGCCTCGACCGCGAGGCGCGTGGAATGATGAAAGAACTGAGCCGGTGTGATCCCTGCGAAGGTGCAGGGATAGCCTGTTATTCGGGGAGCATTGTTACGCACGTCGCAATAGTGGTGAATATTGACGGTGTGCTGCATGCGGCAGAATGCAATCCTAAAAGTAATGTCACTTTTCTTCCTCTGCCTCGCTTCTTAAGACGCTTCGTTAAAGTGGAGTTTTACAAGTGACAGTCAGAATTTTTCCATCCAGGTTACCTGGTGAACCTCTGGAAGTTCACGAACATCACGAGATGACCCTCGCTGAGTGGTTCGCTCTCAATGTAAAAGGCTGGCGTTATGGTCAGGAACAGCCTGTCTGTGTGTCTGTTAATGGCCAGCAAGTGCTACCTGAAACATGGATGGAGACGACCATAGCGGTTGAAAGTGATGTACGGATCTTTCCGGCAACATACGGGACAGGGGCTGAGATAGCTATCTGGGTTGCGGTATCCGTGGCTGTTGCCAGTGCTGCCTATTCCATTTACATGATGAGTCAGATGGATACAGGCGCTGGCAGCACACCGGGAAACGGCGACCAGCTGGATTTAAGTCCCGCAAAAGCCAACTCAGCAAAATTAGGCGCACCCATCAGGGAGGTATTCGGGAGTTATCGTGTCTTTCCTGACTATATTGTTCAGCCTGTGTCGCGTTTTGTTGATGAAAAAAATTACTGCTCCAGCATGTTTTTAAGTATCGGGGTGGGTAATTTTTATATACCTGCTTCCAGCATTCGTATCGGCGCAACGCCTGTCACCTCATTTGGAGATGATGTCAGCTACACCATTTACCCACCGGGTGCGGATGTATCAGCGGATCCGCGCAGTGAAAACTGGTTTAGTTCGACAGAGGTGGGCAATACCAGCGGCGGGACGGCAGGTATCGATCTCGGTGCAACGGGACCGGCTACGGTCAGCATCAGTGCCGATGCGGTGCAGGTGGCTGGCAATACGCTCACGCTGATTGGTGA